AAAAGAGAAAATTTAAGAGATTACTATAAAAGTTTGCCCCATAAAAAATACTCACCACCAAAAGGTAAAAAATAATGCTGACAGCTGTTAGACAATGGGTAATGAGAACAATGATGAAGTCGAAAGGCGAGACTGGCATTGTTCGAACTTTGCCTAACAAAGACTTAATAGAACTCAACACACAAGTTACAGCACAGCGTTTAATGCAAAATGGTATCGATCCACAATTATTAAAAAATGCTGATCAGGTAGAGAATGCGATTATTGCAATAGAGTCTAAACCTAAAACAGGAGGAGTCACATCTACAAAATCTGCAAAGATCATGGACATGGAAGGTAAAGAAATAGATCCAAGATCTAAAATTATGGGTGGCAAGCAGGCTGAAACAGAAGAAGAAATTCTTGAAAGACTAAATAAAGAAAACAAAGAAGGTATTGCTAGAATAAAAAATAAAAATATAGTCAAGGATGCAATCGACAATGCATCACCAGGATTTGTAAGAGGGGATAGAAAATATAATGCACAACTCGTTGCAGAGGATTTAGCAGATAAAAAATTTGGTAAAGAGTTTTATGATTTAGATCAAAAACAACAGATGGATCTTTATGATGAAGCGCTTGAAGGATTATCAGAACAAACAAGAGGTATGCCTGATCCAGAAGACTTTGCACAAGGCGGACGTGTAGGATTTTTTATGGGTAGTAAAAATCCAGCGGGTCTTGGACTGTTAAGACAGGTATTAAAATACATGAGTAAGACAGGACAAGAAACAGGTAATATTCCAGCTAATCTTACAGCGTTAGATATGTTAAGATTGTCAAATCCAAAAGCCCTTAACAAAATGTTAGAAGATGTACGAGGTAAAATTGATGTCAAAGAGGGTATTATGGGAACTGATTCGATTAAACGTCTGCAACAAGCAACAAGTGAAAAAAGAAAAGGTCTTACTGAAAGAACTTTAGATGTTGCAAAAGCTATGAAAGCAGATGATGATAAAATTAAAATACGATTAGAGAAAGAAGCTGAAGCAACAATAATTCCTCAAGTTAAAAAACAATTAATGGAAGGTATGGGTATGTCAGAAGAGGCAGCAGAAAAAGCAGCTAGAGATATGGCCGAAGCAGCTCAGAATATGAGACCTCTCAATGCTCCACCAAAAATTACGGAAGAAGGAATTTTACAATTAGAAAACGTATTAAAAAATATGGAGACTGGAGGCAAGAAGGCTAGAGATCTAAATGCTGACGGTGGTCGTATTGGTTTCAAAGACGGCATGAGCAGAAGAACGTTCTTAAAAATATTTGGTGGTATTGTGTCTCTACCTATCATTGGTAAGATTATTAAACCACTAAAACTAACTAGAGGTGTTAAAAACGTTCCAATTATTAAAACAGATGATGTTGCTGGTAAACCAGAATGGTTTGATCAGTTAGTCAACAAAGTTATTATTGAAGGTGATGATGTCACTAAAAAATTTGCAACAGGTGAAAGACAATCTATTCATCAGAAAACACTTGATGATGGCACCGTGGTCCGAGTTACAGAAGACATAGACGATGGTGCAATAAGAGTAGAGTATGAGAGCGAAGCTAACGTGTTTGGTGATGATGTGCAATTACAATATAGAAAACCTAAACCTGATGAGGGTGATCCAAGACCAACAGCAGAGTTTACTACAGCGGAGTCTGGTCCTGTCGGCAGAGGTGGTAGATCACCTGATGGCGATGATTTTGAAATAGATGTTGATGAAGTCGGTGGTTCTAGTATCAAAGATCTTGATTCAGATGTATCAAAACTAAAAGAATATGCGACGGGTCAAAAACCTACTATGAAAGAAATTGTAGAAATTAAAAAAAGAAAAGACAAAGCTGCAGCTATATCAGAAGATCCTGAAGCTCAAATGGATGCCGTTATCGCAAGACAGGGTGAATATACTGGACCTTATGACGATGACTTTGCATCAGGCGGTATCGCTGGATTGTTAGGTGAGTAATGGACGATTTCGAATCTGTAATAGAACAGTTAAAACAAGAACTGGGTGAAGATAAAATTACAACAACCAGTGATCCAAAAATAAAAAGACCAGAAAAAGCATTAGAAAGAGATATGTATAAAGATTTCATGGACCGTAATCCATTAGCCGGTGGTGGTATGTTAGTGCAACCAAGTGCTGATGGATCGAGACCTGGGTATGCTAAATCTAAAAAGAAAACAGCTGCCTACAATAGAGAATATTATCTTGCTAATAGAAAATTATCTGGCTCTGGAAAATTAGCTGCTGACAGAAATATTCAATTAAAAAATTTTTTAGGTAAGAAAAAAACCATTAAAGCATCCGAGCTAAGACCTTTTTTAGAAAAGTTAGGTTACACAAAAATTGATTATACTAAAATTAGACAAAAATTTCCTAATTTAAAAATTATTAAAGATGTACAAACAGGAAATGTAAAAGGAACTACAACAAAATATGACAAAAAAGCTTTAAATGTTGCAAACAGATATGCAAATCTTTTACACAAAAGAAAGCCAAATGACAGACATTATGTAAACGCTCCAAAATATATGGATCTTGATGATAAAGGAAAGAAAAAAATTCAAGATATAATGACACGAAATAAAAATAAATTTAATAAAGATTTTTCCGGTGGTTTAAGATTTGATGAAAAAAAAGAAAAAATTTTAAGAGATACTTTTAATTTGACAGAAGATGACTTTGTTAAATATGGTAAATACGGTGTTGTTCAAAATATTGATGGCAAAAGAAATCCTAAGTACACAAGCATTTATAATTTTATACAAAGAGGTTTTAAAGGAAAAAAAGTAAAATCATCAGAAATAATATCTGTCGCAAAACAAAATAAAATAAAAGATAACTTTGAATTACCTGAAGGACAAAAATGGAATTTTAAATCTAAAGATAATCCAGATGGATTTAAATATGGAGTGTCTGGAGCAAAAAGTAAAGATGCAGGTTTGGCAAAAAGAATAGAAAGATTTTTAGCCGAAAAAAAATCATACACACTTGCAGCAGATAATTCTACTACTAAAGGTTGGATGATGAATTCTATGAACAGGTTGTATGAGAATGAAATAAAAAACAAAGTTAAGTTTAATGATTTAACTTATCAACCAATTAAAAATGAAAAAGGCACTATAATTGCTTTTAAAGATAATACTACAGCAGGAGGTGGTAATACTTATTATGGTTTAAACAAAAATACACCTGAAGATGCTACACCTTGGACAGCCCATGGAGATTTTAACAGAGTAGATAAATTTTTAGATATAGCAAAAGGAGCACAAGTAGACGAGCCTGGTAAACTTCTTAAACAAATATTAGACGACAAAGGTATTACTAAATTACTAGGAGACAAGAGTACGCTTACATTGAATGATGTTTTAAGTCATGAAAGATTTTTTAAGACCCTTAGTAAAACTGCTCCATCAGAATTAATTAAAAGACAAATTGTTTTGCATCACACAAGAGCTGTAGGTGGTGATTTAGCACAAGCGGCAGCGACCAAAGATATACAATTATTAACTCAAGCTAATAATTTAAGAGTTAGAGAATTTGAAAATATAGTAAAAGGAACTAAAAATAATCCTGCTAGAAATTTAAATGTTGATGAAATAGAAGAATTAAAAAAAATAGGAGCTAAGATTACAAATTTAGATGGTAAGGTTGTTGGTGGTGGTTCTTTGGTTGCTGAAAGACAATTTGCTAATATTGAAAAAGGAGCAATAGACTACGCTAAAGGTGATCAGTTTAATGTTAAAACAGTTGCATCTTATTTAGAAAGATTAGGTTGTGGTAAAGCAGCAGGTGGTAGAGTTTTTTATAACAAGGGTGCTTTCGGATTAACTAAGTGTGCAGAAAAAGGTAGATTAAAATTAGAAAACATAGTCACAAAAGGAGCAGCACCAGGAAGTGATGATGCGGTACTGGCTAAACAAATTTTAAGATTAGGTGGAGGACTTAAAAGTGCTTTGTCGTTAAAAGGTTTGTTTGGCCCTGCAGCGATAGCAGCGACCGTTGCTTTTGAAGGAGGTTTAATTGGCTATGATATGTTGACATCCGGTAAAACTTTAAGAGAGGCATTCGGCGACAATCTACTTAACTATGCTTTAGGTAAAGACTATCAAATAGATCCACAAGAAGAGTTATTTAAAAGATTTAAAAATTTAGGTTATACTGATCAACAATTAGGTAAAATTAAAACATCTTTAGATGCAATGAATACGATTAACACCGGAACAAATTTAGCAGAAAGTTTTGGAACACAAACGGAAGCTTTACAAAAATCAAGAGGACAACCTCAACCTTTTATGGGACCTGAAGATCAATTTATAGCTGACACTTCAGCACAAAGAGCAGAACAAAATCTTAAAGATACTAGAAATGAGTTATCTGCATTTAATAGAGATTTAGTCAGATCAGGAGAACTTGATCGACTTAATAAACTTTTTCAATCTGGTGACTATGGATCAGGATTAGATTTATATGATGAAGCGCAAAAAAGAGCAGATATACAAAAATTAGAATCTGCAGGACCTAGATTTATGGGTTCAGTATTTCCTAAATTTGAACAGGGGAGACAAGAAGATTTAGCAAATCTTAAATCTGTTATTAATCCAGCTTTTAACTTTCCTGGAACGAGAGAAATGACAGGTGGATATTTGTATGGTTTTGCAGGTGGTGGTATTGCAGGATTATCTGGTGGTATAGATAAAGGTCCACAAAGAAGATCCATGAACCCAGATTCACAAGGCTTGTCAGGACTATTAAAACGTGGTATCAAAGGATAGGAGTATTAAATGGCAGAAATAGATAAAGGACTCCCGAACACAAGAACTAAAGTTGAATTACCTTCTGAAGAGGAGATGACTGATGTTAATGTTCAGGAAGAAACAGAGAAAGGTCCCGTTGAAGTAATACCAGAAGAAGACGGCGGCGCGATTTTAGATTTTGAACCGGGAGCTATAAACGTACCAGGCACAGAAAATCATTTTGATAATTTAGCAGATATATTACCAGAAGATATTTTAGAACCAATCGGTGGCGATCTAGTTAATAATTATATGGACTACAAAGCTTCAAGAAAAGATTGGGAAAAATCTTACACAGAAGGATTAGATCTTTTAGGATTTAAATATGAAAGTAGAACAGAACCTTTTCAAGGAGCTTCAGGTGCAACACACCCTGTGTTAGCTGAAGCTGTTACACAATTCCAGGCACAAGCTTACAAAGAATTACTACCAAGTGATGGACCAGTTAGAACACAAGTCATTGGTTTAAAAAATCCTGGGACAGAGCAACAAGCTCAACGTGTAAAAGATTACATGAATTATCTTATCATGGATGAAATGAAAGAGTATGAAGCAGAGTTTGATTCTATGCTTTTTCATTTACCATTAGCAGGTTCAACATTTAAAAAAGTTTATTATGATGTACCACTTGGAAGAGTGGTATCAAAGTTTGTACCAGCAGATGAGCTGGTCGTGCCGTATACGGCAACAAGTTTGGATGACGCGGAATCAGTAATACACGTAATTAAAATGTCAGAAAATGAATTACGTAAACAACAAGTGAATGGTTTTTATGCTGACGTAGAGTTGGCTCCACCAAGTAACACAACTCAAAATGATGTTGAGAAAAAAGAAAGAGAGTTAGATGGCACAAAAAAATCTGGTAAGCCAGAACCAATTTATACTTTATTAGAGTGTCATGTAAATTTAGACTTAGAAGGTTTCGAAGATGTTGGTGCTGATAATCAACCAACAGGAATAAAATTACCTTACATCGTAACTGTCGAAGAAGGTAGCCGAACAGTTCTTTCTATTAGAAGGAACTATGCGCCCAATGATCTAAAGAAAAATAAGATCCAATATTTTGTC